GTCTGAATCTTGGATATTGTTCCTCTTATCAAATGAACACCAAGCTACTGCGTTCTTCAATACATTGAATACTTTTTTATCAGCTACCCTATGTAATTCTACATGGTACATCTCGTTATTTCTTGTTATTCTGTACTTGTTGTACAGATGGTATGAACCATCACTATCCTGCGAGATAGATAAATCTTCTAATTTCTCCATATCCACTGCACTAATAGTCTTTGCTAATTTCGCTATTATTTTGTCATTAATCATCTTTCAATACCTTAAAATATATATTTCTAAATTCATCCGTGCTATCTAGCATAGCTGGAAGTTTCTCCCACTCTGTGCGACATTTTATCATGGGTACTTGATCGCAGTCATGGTATAGTGCGCCCAATTCATCTACCCCATCGTTGAATACACTAGGATGTTGTATAGTAAAATCAAATGACCAGCATGGATAAGTCTCATCTTCTAGTTGTTCAAACAGAAATCCAAACTGAGTGAATTCATCAAATCTGATATCATTTCTTCTGGGTTTTCTGACATTTTCAGGCTGGCTGCGTAGTGATATCACTTGCTGAATAGTATCAAAATTGCTCTGTGTATTGCGTTTATATGTCCATTCCTGCATATCTTGGTCGACTTGTGGGCGCTGACGATTAGGTACATTGGTCTGTGTGATATCAAACAATGTATAGCAGGTTATAGTATAACTCATAACACTATTTAATAGAGGTAAAAAAACCCTAGAAATTCTAGGGTTTTTCTATTGTGACTACTGATTAGCAGTAGAAGAATGTAGCTGAAGTAGTTACAGACAAGCTATTAGCAACACCACCTGCTGTCAATGCGTTTGTGCAAGCAGCATCAAGAGTTGTGTCGGTCCATGCTCCGTATGGATACACAGCCATCGCAATTGTGTCATTGCTTGTGTTTGTATACTCATACATGTAAACTGTAGCTAATTGCTGTGTAGCTTGGATGATCAAGCTAACTTGTGTACCTGTCAATGCGCCAGTAGCGGTGACTGTGAAGAAGTCTAGCTTAGGACCTTGTGGTTGGACAGGTAGACCTGAAGTTACAGCGTTTGCACCACTGTTTGTGTACTCTGGTTGGTCTAAGTGTAATACTGGTAGTAAGTCACCATTGACTTTTGAAAATTGTGCCATTTTAAAATTCCTTTTATAAGTTGAAGCCTACTGCCTCATACATATATTTATGCCTGGCACAAAAAAATCATGGATTTGGGTTAGTTTTTAACCTATTTATGGTGTAGCAGCAGATGGATTTAGTTCATGGTTTATATAAGCTAATATCTGCTGCTTTTGTGTAGGATTCAATTGATCAACAATCGATACCGCTTGTGCGTACTTACCGGGTGCTGCTGCTTGAGCGGTACCACCAGCACCCATGTTTCTACCAGCCGCCGCACCCCCGCTAGCAGCACCCTTTGGATTCTTTAAATCATAAAGTGTTTTATATCCAAAATCTACTAATTTTTGTATAGCGGCTCTACCTTTATCAGTAGCATATGTTTTTTCTACCTCGGCTGCAAGCTGTTTTACTTGTGGTGCTAACGGTGTTCCGGGTGCGAATACAGGATTGTTCATAGAATGAACAAATGCTTGTTCTATATATTGACCTATAGATATAGGTCCAGCAGCCGCGGGTTGAGCCTCATCAATATTGATTATGCTCTCAAAGATAGCATTAACTGCTTGATAGAACTTATTTTCTGCTGTAGTTTTAGGTCTGAAGTTTGGATTATTAGGGTCAGCGACATGTCTTACACTAACAGGAGCATTAGCTAAAGTATTAGGTTGTGCTGGTCTCGGAGCCGCCGGTACTGGTGCAGGTGATGCAGGTGCAGTTGGTGCTGCTGCTGGAGCTGCTTGGGGTGTTGCGGTAACAGCACCTGCTCTGAGTTGCTGTTCTAATCCAGTGGTTAATTGTGTCGTTATTTTATCAAAAAAAACTTTTTTTATTCTCTCATCTTGCAAATCTTTTTGATTTTGAAACATGGGCGCATTAACTTCGTTTATCTTCACAGCTTTTTCCTTAATGACTTAGCGAATCTAGTCGGTTCTTTGCTTTTGATAGCACTCAGCAACTTCTTCTCCAATATCAATGCTTGTTCTTCAGGGTAATGCTTATTGATCATCTCTACAAGATTTATCGCACTGGTAATGATATTATGGGCCCTACTCTCTATAACATGGCTCGCATCACGGTTATTTCCAAGTGCTTCTAATTCCTGTAACAGGGAGCGGGTTTTTGGTTGCATATAAATTATCCTACTTGTATTTATCTGTTTATAGAATAATCATTTCTTTAAGGAATTCAATAGTGATTTCAGTTTAGACCCTTGAGCATCTGCATTTACCGTCCTAGTCAACGGTTCTATCGTTATTTCACCTGTAGTTTGATCCACTGTATAATCTGTGACAGTGGCTTGCGGTTTCAACACACTCATAATGTCATTTGCGCTAGCTTTTGGAGTATAACTCTGTTCACCTTCAACTCCTGGGTCTGTGATACGCATAGTCTCAACATCATATTCTAAGTCTATCTTCATGCCCACGCCCGTCGAACTACGGCTTTTCATACATTGAATCTGATATTTTCCACGCTCACGCATACTGCGACTTGTGAAGATACCAAACACATTGTCTGCTGTATTGATCTTACTGATACCACCTGCGATATGACTATGATCAAATTCAATCTCATCCACTGCGCTACGATTCAATTGACTCGCGGTTACTAACAGTATACCGAGTTCTTTAGACAGATTACGCAATTCTTCTGCAACATACTTGTCTTTGATGAACTGATCGTTTGGATTTACTTTGACACTTACCGGCATGACTAAATCTAAGTAATCTACCATGACAAAATCAATCTTGATCCCAGTCTGAATCTGTACCTCTTTGAGATAAGCACGGATATCGTTCACATTGCTCTGTGCTGGTAGATTCTTGACACGATACTTACCAGACTTCTTGCCTGCCATCTTGACACGTAGTTCTGTCGTATCAATGTCTTTGCGAATCGCTTTCGTGCCCATCATGGTCAACATCGCATCAGTACGCAAACTTGTCAATTCTTCACTCAATTCTAATGTGACGTACACCCCGCTCATTCCCATCTGCAACCAACTCAATGCGATATTCATCATCACCAAACTTTTACCTGAACCACTACCACCTGCAAAGATATTCAATTCACCGCGACTCATGCCACCATAAAGAATCTTATCCATCTGTGGCCAACCTGTGCTTACTTGTCCACCGCTGTTGAAGTATTTGTTGATACGACCTTTAGGATCAGCAAAGTAATCTGTGCCCATGTCTTTCTGTAGACTGATCTGTACCGCATCTTTGATTAGTTTCTCTACTGGTTCAAACTCACCTTTCTCTAATAAGTCTGCTGCTATGAGAATCGCACGTTCTAGTTCTTGTCTTTTAGTGAACGATTCAAATTCATCAAAGAACCATTCATAATGTCCATCATTCAATTCTGGAATAGTTTCAATATCTACACCTGTTGTCGCTTTGATTTGAGTTACATCAGGTAACACTCTATACTTGTCTGTATGTGACTTGAACAACTCAGCCACTGGCCGTAGAGAACGATCAAAGTTCTCGCTATTCATAATGTTCATAACACGGGTATACAACTCCGCGTTTGTTACCATCATCCTCAGAAACAGTTTCTGAACATCAGTTGTATATTCTAGTTGTTTTTTAGTTTCCTGCTTTGCCAATTTTCTTCCTTCTCATTTCTATTTTGATTTTACTATTTGTCGCACATTGTAGTATACTTAACAGGGTAGGTAGTTTACCATACTTTACTACAGCATCATTCACATCTTTCACTTCATCATCCCAATCAGGTAAACTAACACTATACCCTAATTCTAATGCCTTGTCACATAGTGACAATCCCGTCTTATCTCTATCTGGAACTAATATAAGTTGTCTGTTTAATGTACCAAGAAGCAATGCTTGGTCACTACTAATGTCATTATGCATCAATGCTACACCATCGATACTCAGTGCATCAAATATTCCTTCTGTTACTATGCATACACTATACTCT